ATGTCTAGGCAACCCTTGTCCTTTGTTAGCATGATAGACGTTGAGATTTGCCCCGTCATACGTGACTTGATGTATTGGCATTACTGCTTGAATCATTTTCTTCTTCCGTGTTGACATCCATCCATTTGCCTACATAACCCATGGGGCTGTTAAGGTAACGTACTTGCATAGCCTGCGTTCCGTCTTCTTTTTTAAACATACGAAATTCAGGTGTAGAGTTAGGATAGATGCCGTAGGTCATAGATTTTGTGATCCTTGAGTCGTTGGTTGTACAGGCTCAGGTGGTGGCACGTAAGGAGCAACAGCCCCAAACTCGCCTGCTTGTGCTTTTGTATGCAAATCACGCCCGTATTGTTCGGTGTCATAATTTGTTGCACCAAACGGCATTTCTTCGTTAAACTCCTCCCATTTGACAATTAAAGAAATACAATTGTTTGTGTTGTCTGCGTAAACAGGGTCTTTAGCGTATTGAAGTGTTAACATATTTTTTCCTTATGAGACTCTTACAAAAACAGCACTGTATCCGTAGAAATTAGTATAAGTTGCGCCACTAAAAGTGCCACCCATAGCTTTCCAAGTTCCAGATAACATATTTGTATCAACTTGAGTAATTCTCCCAACATCACAACTAACATAAGTTGACCCAGCGGCGGCTCGAACTTGGTAATTAGATGACCCAGCGGCGTAGTTACTACCCATTGTCACTCCAATTTGATCGTTAGTCCACATATAACCCCAACAATAACTACCCACACTATTAGCCGTAGGTGCAGAAGCACTAAAAGTTACCGCACCCGTAGCCGCAGAAACCGCAACTCCATTACCAGACACAGCAGAAGTAACACCACCACTAGGTGCGGCACTTGTCCAAGTTGTTCCATTAGAAGTTAAATAATTACCTGATGTGCTAGGCGCAATCATTTGTAGAGCAGATGTTCCATTTCCTAATAAAACATAATTTGTCGTTAATGTTGATCGTCCTGTACCGCCATTAGCAATTGGTGCTATTCCAGTCAAACCAGTTGAAGCATCAAGCAAGCCTGATGAATTAACTTTGTTGGCTAATTGCGATAAATTAAATGCTTGCGTCATGCCGCCCCCGTTCTGTTAAAAGTTTGTTGCACTAAAATTGTAGTGTTATTGTTTGGTGTTGGAATTATTGTATAACTTCCAGTTGATGTTGTGTAATCCGTGCCATTAAAATAAAGCGAGCCATTAGCAAACAATTCAAACGCCAAAGAATTATACGAAAAACTATAAACCGCCACGCCATTAGTTGTAAATGTTGTGACTGCCGCAGGATAACCATTAGGTACACCTTGATTATTGGGCGCAAATTGCAAAATAGTAAAGTTACCCGTTGCTGTACTTGGGAAATTAGTTATCGTGTTACCCACCAAATCATAATCTTGGTCATTCACAATTGTGCCATTTAAATAAAGCATTTCATTGCCTGATACAAATTCAAACTCTGTGGGCGTGTAATTTGTTGCCGAAGTCAGCGTTGCAGTCCATCTGCTAAATGATGGATAAGTTGACCCTGACGCACGGTAACGATAAACAACTGCACCAGCCGTAGCGGTAAAATTACCAGTAAATACAATTTGTTTTGTTGTGTAATTTATTGTAGATATTGTGTATTGCGTTGGTGTGCCTGAGTTTGAAAATGTCAATTGATCACCCACCGATAGCAATTGATGCACTTGGTTTGTGTATGTAAGTGTTGCCGTACCCGTTCCGCTTGAATAAACAATGCCCAAATCTTCGTAATAAACCGATGCGCTGACTGACCTAAAAGAAAGTATTGCTACTATTTCACCAACCGCACAAGCCGTTCCAAATGTAACTGTTGTGCTTGTTTCGCTGTATTCAGTTGTATCTAATAAAACTCCATTTTTAAATACCAAATCTTGCCCTGTAATATATCCAGCCTGTCGTGCTGTTGGCGTGAACACCGTTTGGCTTGCAGTAGCTGTAAATTGGTCACGGGTGTAATAGAAACTATCAGGCGGTGTAATCCCTACGACTCGACCATAAATGTCCACAGTCAGCGTAGCAACAGAACTTGTGTAAGTTGTATTGCCGCCAAAATCTAAAAATTGCGCCAATGAACCAATCATTGTTCCATCAGGATTATTGGTAATAGCAATCTGTCCACCGCCTACTGTTGTTGTTCCTGTGCGTGTTAATTGTCCCGTCCTAATATCCAAATCAATATAATTTGTGCCGTCAGGCAATGCAGACCAAAGCGAATTGTCAAATGTAGATGCTGGAACGTAAGACCCCGTGCTGGATGCGTACCCTGCTGGTGCTGTGCCAAAACTAAAACGCCTGCTTGTTCTGTTTATAAAGCAAAGTTTATTAACCGAACCAAACGTAGGTTGCGCTAAATACCAAGTGTAATCGCTTGCTGTTGTGCTGTAACTTGATGTTGTCGAGTTATAAAGCCCATAATAACTTTTACCAATAGGCGAAGACGTAATATTTGTGCCGTTTAAATCATCGCCATACGCAACAATTAAATATTGATTTACATAACTAAACGTAGTTGGTCTCCATCTGAAAATAGACGAAGCATTGGAAAAACTACTTGACCCAAGACTGTTAACCATTCGAGCAAAGAAATACCAATCTCCCGATGCTATATTGGTTAATGATATTTGCAACGCTGTACTAGGCGTGTATGGCGTTCCACTTGATTGAACCGCACTTGTTCCAGCAAATATGCGTTGCGCTGTTGTTGGATTTGAATATGCGGAATACCAAATTTCTACATATTGAACAATACCGCCAGCCGATGTAGTGGCGTTAACAATAAATGATGGCGTTGCCGCATTTGGATATGACGTTGAAATTGTTGGCGTTGGAATTGAACCAAATGCCAATGGCGATGCAAATCCCGTGTTAGGTGATGGTGTAAATTGCGTTACGGTTTCATCATTGTAAACCGCAGGATTAAACTCCATTAACATCAATGATGCTGTAATACTGCCATCATCGCCAAAATTTTCAACCACTTTGCTTATTCTAAATAATTTAGCCGACCAACCATAATTTGTATTTGTTAAAGAAACAATATCGCCAGCCTCTAATTGCAATCCTGAGTAATCAATGACGCATTGAACTTGTAAATCTTCTCTGTTGGCTTTTAAATATCTATACGCAAGTTGTTGCGCTGTAATGCTGTTGTTAATCAAAGGCAAACTAATATTCTGTTTATTAATTGGCTCATTAGGATAAAGCAATGATGGATTAAGCACAGACAAATCATACGTTGCGCTATTAAAACCGTCTTGCGTTGTGTAATCAGCAAACTTAACTTCTGCAATATTAAATGATGACGCTATATCTAATGGAGTAACTTGAATTGGTCCTATGATATTTGAATCAGTCAAAGCCATTGCAATCGTATATGCGGTTGATTGTACGATTACTCCCCATTTTCCTGTTATTTCGTTGTATCGCAATAAACAATCACAGCAAGTAGCCATATATTGCAAGTTGGTCATTATGTTTTGCGTAGGGTCTATTTGCCCATTAAATTTAACTCTTGATTGTGTGCTTGTGCCACCCGAATAATTAATATAACTTACCGCTACATTTGAATATGTAGTTAACGCTGTCAAAGATGTTGTGTCAATGTTTGATGTAGCCAATGCCGCACCATAACGCTCGCTGGTCATGTAATCTAAAAAGCAATCCCCAACCGATGTTCTTGCATTTGTAACTTGGAATTTTGTTTGTTGCAATCCAGTTAAATTAGCATCTTGATTGTAAGTAATTTTAATAACAACAAACGCACAATTAGACATTGCTTTTGCGCTTGTCCATTGATATATAAGATTCGTATTTCCCATTACCTGAGTGCTATATGCAGAATAGGCACTATTAGTAGGGTTGCTTGAACCGTTATTGTAAAAATACATTTCCAAATATCCAGCAACAGCCGTATCGTATAAGCCTGATGATTCATCTAATAACGAATCAACTTTATATAAATCTGTTGAATTAAATATAACTTTTTTACCGCCCCAATATACATTCCCAAAAGTTATTACATCCGCACCACCGCCTATATATCCTTCAGAATTAGTTACCTCAGACAATGCCAAACAATAATACAAAATTTGATTGTTCGATGTAATAGATAAATCGGTAACAATGCCACCAACATAAGATGAACCATAAATTACGGGTAATTTGTTATCACCTCTTGGCGGAACTTGTACTGGGTTGCCTGCATTTTTTTGGTCACCCATTGTATTATTTTGCATTGCATCGGGTGAACTGTTTTTGGATAAAATAGAAGACACAATCATATTCATTGCAAAACTAGCAATTGTGGACATTAAACCACCGCCAACAAATCCTTCTGCAAATAACGCTATGATTGACGTTGGCATTTTTTAATTAATCCAAGTTTCTTCTAATTTTTCAAACCCAAATCTGTCATACGACAAATCAGGACTGTTGCTCATTTTGCTAATTGTAAAAAATTCTATTTGTTTTGCTTGTTGTAATTCTTCACATTCTTGAATGTATGCGTGTATTAATCTATGCGCTGTACGACCACCACGATGCGCTTCGTCAACCCAAAACGCCACTTCGGATATTTGCATTACGGCTGGATTCCAAATGTTAGGATGCTTTGCCGCAATAATCATCCCTGTAACTTCTTCTTGTTTTAGGCTTAAAAGAATAAACCCTGCGCCAGTAATAATGTTGCTCAACAATCCTTCAATATAAGGTCTGTCGTTTGTTTCTTGTAAAAACTTTGTGGGTGCTTTTTCTCGGTACGCAATTAGCATCCGAATAATCTCATCCATATCAAACTTGTTTGCGTGTCTTATCATATCTGCTTTCCAAAAGCGTAATTAATTGTTTGAATAAAATTTACCCGATTCATGCTTGTATCGCCAGCATTAAAATATTGCCATGAATTATCGTTGGTGTATCGCCCTGCGTTTCTGTTTTGCAAAATTAATTGGATGCTTGAACAACTAACTGTTATTGTTCCCATGTAGCCACGCATTTCTTCATAATATTGCTCACTAATACTAAATGTATTTATGTAACCATTAAAAAATTGATACAAACCGCCTGTGCCACCCGTTGTAATTAATTGGTCGCTAGAATCAAAAAAGCCATGCCACATTTCGACTTGAGAGCCTTTTATATCTGCGCCTAATACTAAAGCTAGGTTTGCCGTATCAATGCCCACTAGCGTGATTGTGGTTTCGTTAGCTGTACTTTTAATGTCTCTTTGGGCTGAACCGACTTTAACCAATTGTCCCAAACCCGAAAATGGATTTGCATCTACCGCAGAAACAGTTACCGCATAAGGCGTTGTGGCAAACCGAT